ACCAATAATTGGATGTGGCGTTATATTAAATGGACTCCCAAAGTTGATACCTATGGTTTTAAATAAAGGTGGAAGATGGAACAAGGAACTGACTTAGAATATTTGACAACTCCTAAACAAGGAGTAAAGATAGTTAAGAACAAACTTTATTTATATATCAATTCAACAAGGGGAATCTATGCAGAAAACAGACTCACAAGCGAAGATGCAATTAATCTCGCAAGACAATTACTTAACGGAGCAAACCAACTTAACTGAGGAGCCAATTATGTATGAGCCTGAAAGCAATAGACGACCTGGAATAACTAGAAAATATATTATGGATAATCATAATTTCTATGTAAATATAGGTTATGATCCTAAAGATATGTTACCTAGAGTAGTACGTATCTGGAGTGATATGAAACAAGGTACTACATTTAGTGATATGTTAATTGATCTATCTGATGATATTACTGAACGATTACAATTAAGAAAAGATTTAGATAGATCTTTAGATCGCATGGCAAAAGCAGCACCTCGTAGAAGTACTGGTGAGCCTACAACAATACAAGGTTTAGTCATTGATGAATTGATTAAGTCTTATTACCTGGAGAAATAATATGAACGATATAAAAGAAGTTATAAAATATACATGGAGCAAGATGTCTAAAAAGAAAAAGATAATTGCTGGTATAGTAGTACTAGTTATTATAGCTATTATTGTTACATAATGGAAGAAGTTAAGGCTAGGATTAAAGCCCATGAGGGCTATCGATTAGAACCTTATAAGGATACCCTGGGCTTCCTTACTGGAGGCTGGGGGCATAAGATATTAGCTGGTGAAGATCTACCCACATCTGAGGCAGGTTGGCAAGAGCTATTTGATAAGGACTTTAATATAGCTTTAAAGGGGTCAAACAGCCTCATACAAGAACATTTAGAGAACAAAGCATATAATGAGTTACCTGACAGTAAAAAGTCTATAATACATGGTGTATTAATAGAGATGTGTTTTCAACTAGGACAAGCTGGAGTAGGTAAATTTAAGAATATGTTTAAAGCTCTTGGAGAATGTGACTTTGCTGAAGCAGCATTACAAATGCAAGACTCTCGTTGGAATCAACAAACACCAGCACGTTGTCTAGAACTATCTACAATTATAAGGAATATTTAAATGTTACAAATGTTAATCAAGCCGCTTATTGGAGTGGCTAGTGATGCTATTGGTGGTTATGTTGAAACTAAGAAAGCTAAAGCAAAACAAAAGTTAGTAAAGATTGAAGCTGAAACAGAAATTGTTAAGCAACAAATTAAAGGAGAAATAGACTGGGATGTGGAAGCTATTAAAGGAAGCAAGGAATCATGGAAAGACGAATACCTTACTATTTTGTTTAGCATTCCTCTACTCTTGTGCTTTCTTCCTTTTACTGTTGAGTATGTTGAAAGAGGTTTTGCTGCTCTTGCTATGACACCAGACTGGTACAAGTATACACTAGGTGTAATTGTATCTGCATCATTTGGTATTAAAGGTGCAACCAAGTTCTTTGGTAAAAAATAATGTATTGGGTAATTACAATAATGTTAATGTTCCATGGCACAGATGCTTTAATCGAAAGAGAATATAAACTAAAACAGTTTGATGATGACTGGAGCTGTCATAAATTTATCTATGAGAATAAAATAGAATTATTAAAACAACATATCATTGACTACCCTAATCAATTAAAAAGTTTTGAACTTTATTGTGAGTCCAGATATGGAGAAGAAGTGTGAAGCTATCTGACTCTACACAGATATCTCTACCTGCAAGAAATCTTTTAGCGATACTAGCTGCAGTTGCTATAGGTACAATGAGTTACTTTACTATTGTCGAAAGACTTAACTCTATCGAAACAACTTTACAATTAATGGAAAAAGATATTGAAGCTGCCAATGCTTTTGTAGATGGTGTACCAAAAGGTGATATGGTTAGTCCACAAATTCAAGAACTTTATATGTTAGTTGAATATCTTTCAGGTAATGTTGAAAAGTTAAAAGAACAAATGGAAGCTGAGATACCATTAATATTAAAGAATGATATGATTATACAATTTCATGAAGATCGTATTATAGATTTAGAGGAAAGAAAAAATGGGAATCATTGAGACTGTAATCATTCTATCTCTATATGTATATGATGGTGGTAACAAGTCTATCGAGGGGTGGTATCACCAAGATAGTTTAAGTACATGTCTATCTGCAAAGCGTATAGCTGAACGTAATTCAGGTAATCAAGTACAATATACTTGTACACTAGAACAATGCTCTATGACTATAGATGCTGTAGGTACTAAACATTGTGATAAGATTATTGACTAGTAAGTTCTATCTGTAAAATATTTCTTTGCATCTAAACCACCTTGCTGAAGCATAGTCCATTTACGTTGTACGTATTCAGGTTCTAATCCTGCAAGATGACAAGTATGTCTGAAGTCATCACTATTACTACTAAGCCATTCTCTAGCATTAAGTATGTGATGATAATCTATATGTTTCTTTTCGACACCTTTGCGAGTTATATGAGTAGGATTCTTTAATGCTTCTTGTATTGCTGTAGCTACAACCGCTACCCATAAGTTCTGCTCTGGTATCATAGATCATTCTAGTCCTTCTTTAATTTTTTCTAGGTATACAATAAAGTCCATTGCTTCTTCTTGAGCATCATCTATCCATTGTATAAAAGGTTTATTAGCAGTACGCATAGTATCGCCATACTTTTCTATACCTTCTGCAGCTCTACGTTTCATCTTATCACATACCTTATCAACTAAAGGATCGGTCATATTGCACCTGCTTTAGTTAATGATTGAAACTGAGAACAATACATATCATTATCTTTTCTACGAAAGTTATCTTTCTCTTTACTAAAGATAGATTGTTTCATAGCTAATAGATGTTGTTTGTATTCGTCAGTCTGTCTAGCCCAATGTTCTTTCATTGCGCCTGATAAATCAGATGGAGCTTTGAATACTTGTTCAGCCAGTATAGTTCTAAGATACTCTTTAACATATGCAGCTTGTGCTATGTGTTCTGCTTCAGTATCTTCGTTATCGTAATTTTGTTGGAGTGCTTTCTCCATACCCTCACGAGTTATAATTGTCATAGTTTATCCTTTCTAAAATGGTACCTCGTCATCAATATCATCATCTACTGTAGCACCAGGAAATGCATCTTTGATTTCATCTACTACATTAGTTGTTGCTTTGTTGTATGCGTCTTGACCTATCTTAATCCACTTAGCAATCTCTACTACTGGATCTTTCATTTGTACACCTTTCTCATGATGTAGTGTCATAACTACTTCGGTGATTCGACCAGCCAATCCAACAGCTATCATATCTTGTGGTAGTGCAGATGATTTGTTTGGTGTCGCTTTCGCTCCACCACTAGGTGTTTCGTTTACATCTTTATCAGGTCTTTCTACTTTGAATGCAGTAGCATTACCATTACGTTCTTGTCCATAGTGAACTAATACTTGATCTCCAACTGATACTTGTGGATCAAACTTACAATAAAACTTTATCTTAGTTCCACTTTGATTTAATACTACAGGCATGAACCATTGATCTTTACCTGGTTTAGGTGCAGATATATAATCTACTGTACCTACTGACTTATTTGTTTCCATTTCTATTCTCCTTGCTGTTTGTGTTAATCCTATTCTTGTTACACCTTTAGTTGTTCCAAAGCGTTTTCGCATTGTTACGATCCTCCTCACCCCACTTGAATCCATCTGTGTTGAGAGGTATCATCT